GCTTTATTGTTTCGGTTGATTCTGCCACCCAAATCACAATCAGCAAAAACGCCACAGCAACGCAAACCTCTGATTTGGTCATTGGCAAGCTGGCCTATTCAATGCCTTCGGATTTTGAATATTTCGTACAAAAGACCTTTTGGGACAATCAATATAAGTGGTCGCTAATAGGACCGATTTCGGCGCAGGAAAAGCAGATTTTGCGTTATGGTGTTGTGGCGTCCGGTCCGCGCAATAAGTTTTACATACGCCAGAATAAAATGTGGCTCGATCCCATGCCAGCAAGTTCTTATATTATCGCCTATGATTATTATTCAAATCATTGGTGTCAGTCAGCCATGGGGACAACGCAAAACCTTTGGGCAGAAGACACGGACACTTACAGGCTTGACGAAGACTGCTTTATCCAAGGCATGAAATGGCGCTTCCTTCGTGCCAAGGGTCTGGATTATGCGGAAGAATTGAAAAACTACATGGATGATTGCGAGCGTGTTATGAGCCGCGATGGTGGCAGCTGTGACCTCCCATTGGGCGGCGCAGACTTCGGACAGCAATTCCTTGACGGGGCGAATATCCCAGAAACGAATTTTGGTCAATGATAAAAACCGCACAACGTCAGGTATCCCGCACGGCCTCCTTGCAATCTCCCACAGGGGGATTGAATGCCAAAGACCCGCTTGCAGCAATGGCTCCAACCGAAGCAGTCACTATGGATAACTATTTTCCAGAGCCTTCCCGCGTTATTTCACGAAAAGGTTACGCCAGCCATGCAACTGGCGTAACTGGCGCAGTTAATACATTAGCGTTTTATAATGATGGATCAAACAAGTCCCTTTTTGCCTTTGTCGGCGGAGAGATTTTTGACGTTACAAGCGCGGGCGCGGTAGGCGCTGCCGAAGTCACAGGGCTAACCAATGACAGGTTCCAGACAATCAACATGGGAACCGCTGGCGGTTTCTTTCTTCTTTGCGTTAATGGCGAAGATAAAATGCAGGTTTACAACGGCACTACTTGGTATGCGGACGGTACGACCACGACCGTTACAGGCGTGGATACGGCGGACTGCATCCATATCAACAACTTCAAAAACCGCGTTTGGCTGATTGAAAAAGACACGTTCAACGCTTGGTATTTGCCCGTCTCCTCTATCGGCGGCGCTGCGAACAATCTGGACTTGTCCGGCCTTTTCAAGCTTGGCGGCTATTTAATGGCCATGGCGAACTGGACCATTGACAACGCGGCAGGTATTGATGATTACGCCGCCTTTATAACGTCAGAGGGTGAAGTGGCTTTATATAAAGGCACAGACCCCTCAAGCGCGGCAACGTGGGCTTTGGTCGGTACGTTCCGCATGGGAAAACCATTGGGGCGCAGGTGCTTTTGCAAAGCCGGGGCGGACGTTCTTGTCTTGACAACGGACGGTGCGTTTCCGCTTTCCAAGGCTCTTTTGACGGACAGATCGCAGCTAAACCTTGCAGCGACCGACAAGATTTCAAACCTTATCAATGCCGCCGTTATCCAATATAAATCCAATTTCGGATGGCAGCCGATTATCCATCCCATCGGGAACAAGCTGATTATCAATATCCCCACGGTTGAGGGGCAGGAATCAGAACAATACGTTATGAACACGACCCACGGCGCATGGTGCAAGTTTACGGGCTGGAATAGCTTTTGTTATGAAATACTGGATGATCGCCTTTTTTTTGGCGGCTTGAACGGCGTTTTCGAGGCAGATACAGGCCAATCCGACAACGGCGACAATATAACCGGAGTTGTCCAGCAGGCATTTAGCTATTTCGGGGCAAAGGGTCAGACTAAGAAATTCCAAATGGTAAGACCCATTCTTATCTCGGAAGGCTCGGTTGTTCCTTCTCTTTTAATGAATGTTGATTTTCAGGAAAACAGGACCGTTGCAACGTCTTACACGTTCGGCACGTCCGGCACGGCTTGGGATGTCGGGGATTGGGATATTTCGCCTTGGGTATCCGGCGATAACATTACAGCCAAATGGCAATCGGTTTCCGGTGTCGGTTTTTCAGGCGGCCTTCGTCTGGTTACGGAATTAAGCGACCTTTCCTGCGCTTGGGTATCGACGGATTTTGTTTTTGAGGTTGGCGGGGTTCTTTGAAACTTCTTTATGGTTGCGATGACGGCGTTGCGCGGTGGGTTTCACAGCAAATATTTAACAATCCCGACCAGTTTTCTAATTATAGAGCCGTTGGAATTATAGACGGTGAGCGCCTGATTTGCGGCGTGGTTTATAGCGATTATCGAGAGCGACCGGACGGAACGCCTCTTACATTAGAAATGTCAATTGCAAGCGTTGACAAACGCTGGGCCAATAGGCATAATCTTAAGGCATTGTTTGCGTACCCCTTCATCCAGCTTGGTCTGGAAAGAGTGCAAACACTTTGTTCTGCAAATGAGGGGGATATTATGAATTTCAACAAAAGATTAGGGTTTAAGCAAGAAGGCATCCACCGTGGATTGTGGCCTATGGACGGCGATGCTGTGTCTTTTTCTATGCTTAAACCAGAATGTAGATGGATTAAATAATGAGTAAATCTTCCCCCAAAACGCCAGCGGCACCTGATCCGGCAAAAACCGCAGCAGCGCAGACGGCAAGCAACAAAGAAACTGCGTTGTGGAGCTCTGCCTTAAATAACGTCAATCAATACACGCCATATGGAAACATGACTTGGACGCTCGGCAACGCTGACCAGACGCCCGGAGCGTCTTCCACGCCAAGCACAACGTCCGGCTCTACCACATCGCAATCAAATTCCGGCATGTATGTAGGCCCTGACGGGCGCGTGTATAGCGGACCGAATGCCTATAACGACTATCTTAAAAACAACAGGAGCGCAGAAACGGCGCAAGGTTCTTCTGTAGGGTGGCCGCAAAGGGACTTATCGACCATAGAGGGCTTTAAACCCTTAGGAGGAACCAGCACCGCTTCCCAATCCTCCAGCAGCGCAAATGGCGGAAGTTCGGGCTTTAATGCAAACGGAACGCCGCAATGGACCTCAAGAATTGACCTATCCCCAGATCAACAAGCTATTCTGGATTCGGAAGAGCGCCGCCAGATTGCCATGGGGCTTTTGGGCGAGGATCAAATCGGGCGTATCCGCGATTCTGTTTCCACGCCTTATTCCTATGGCGGTATTGGAAACGAGTTTTCTGCGGAAGATATCGCCACACAACAAAGAAATGCGGAAGCCGCCTATATGGACAGGCTTAACCCGCAATTCCAGCGCGACGAGGAAGCCCTTCGCACCCGCCTTATCAATCAGGGTATCGGCCAAGGATCACAGGCCTATCAGCGCGAAATGGATACATTCAACCAAATGCGTAATGATGCCCGTTCGCAAGCGATTTTAGCCGGACAACAATACGGCTCCACGGCACAACAACAAGCCTTGCAAAGACGCAATCAGGGCATTCAGGAATATGACGCTCAAAGAAACGCGCCGTTGAATGAATATATCGGACTTACTTCCGGAACAAAGGTTACAAACCCGCAGTTTTCTTCTGGCGGTGTCGGGGCAAGCGCACAGCCTGTCGATTATGCAGGATTAGTAAATCAGAATTACCAGAACCAAATGGCGCAATATAACGCCAAGCAAGCAGGTCAGAATAGCACTATGTCGTCCTTGTTCGGTTTGGGTGGATCGTTCCTCGGCGCTGCTGGTTCTGCCGGTGGCTTCGGGTCTTTATTCTCCGATATGCGCTTGAAGCATGGCATTGAATATTACGACGAGAAAGAAGGCCATAAGCGTTACAAATTCCGTTACAACGCAAACCCCGACAAGGAGTTTATCGGCGTTATGGCGCAAGAAGTTATCGAAAAAGACCCGCTGGCCGTCGAAATGTCGGAAGATGGTTATTACATGGTCGATTACGGACGCCTTGGATTTGAAATGGAAGAAGTATAATGGCCGATGCATTGTTTTTCGATCCCAAAAAAGAAGCGGAAGTAAAACGCAGACGCCTTCTTGCCGAACAACTGGCGGCGCAAGGTCAACAAACCGGAACGGAAGTCGTTTCGGGTATTGTCGTGCCTAAATCACCACTGGAAGGCTTGGCGAAGGCTTTGACAACTGGCGTTGCTGGTTATCAGGCAGGACAGGCGGACAGGCTCCAAACCGAGGATGCGGCGGCAAAGCAAAAACTTCTTGCCGAAGCCGTTGGTCAATATGGAACAGACCCGGCAGCCGCTGCCCAGCTTCTCATGCAATCCCCCGCAACGTCCGATGTTGGCATGCAGATGTATATGCAAGACATCAAGCGCAAGCAAGATTTGGAACTGGCACAAGCTGGATATGCGCGAGAGGATGCAAAGTGGGAAAAAGATGCGGCACTGAAGCGTGAGTTGAAGGCTATGGGTTCTGGGGGTGGGGCGATGGTTCCTGAATTTAACCCCGAAACAGGCGGTTATGACATGGTTCCATCTGGTGCGCCTAGAAAACTATCCGCAACGGAACAAAAGGAATTTTACGAGGCCGAGGACACGGTTGCAAGTGCGCCCAATCTATTGGGGGCATTGGAAGAGGCTAAAACGCTTAATAAAACGGCATATTCCGGCGCAATGGCGGATGAAAGGGCTTGGCTTGTCTCTAATGTCGGGAATATTTTCGGCAAAGAAACGCCAGACGCTGATGCAACCGTTAACATGAAAAATGTCGTACAGTCGCAAGCGTTAGAAAATCTGAAAAACATTTTCGGCGGAATGCCGACAGAGGGCGAAAGAAAAATCCTTCTGGAAATGCAAGCTAGCACTGATAAAACGCCTAAGCAGCGTGAGGAAATTCTTAACCGCGCTATGCAAATGGCGCAACGCAGAATTGAAGCTTCCAAGCAGAAAATGCAGGGAATTTCTACTGGAAGTATTTATCAAGGGAATGTTCCGCAAATGCCACAGGCCCCACAACCCCCAGCAAACCGCGACAACATTATTCAGCAACTAAAAGCGCGTGGACGCGATGACGCTTATATTCAACAATTCTTAAGTAAAAACGGGCTGTAATGGCAAAAACCAAGGGCGGCACAATTGGGACACTTGCTCGGCAGTCCATGCAGGGCGCAACATTTGGTTTTGCTGACGAGGCAACCGATGCAATTGCGGCTGTTTTGGCGGGTGCTATAAGCCCTGATTTGACCATTGCAGAAGCCATAAAAGAAGCCCGTAAACTATCAAAAGAAGATTTGGCTAGTGATTGGGAAAATGCTCCTGTGGCCTCGTTTGTAGGACAGGCAGCAGGATCAATTCCATTTGGATTAACAAAGGCGGCGGCAAATGCTGGTAATTGGATTCGCAGTGGCACGGCATTGCAAGGGATCGCTCGTGGTGCAGCGATTGGTGCTGGATATGGAGGGGCTGCTGGGTTGGGCGCGGCGGACGATACGATTGGCGACCGTTTGGGCGGGGCTGCTATTGGTGCAGGCTTCGGTGGCGTTGTCGGTGGTGCAACTGCTCCCCTTTATCGGTTGGGACAGCCCTCTGGTAATGTGGACTTTGGAAAAGTAACAAAGAAAACCAGCAAGGGATTTTCCAACAAAGCCGAAAAAGCATTGGCTGAAAAACTAGCCGCAAGACCTGATTTGCGTGACCAACTGCTCCGTGCAGAGGCTATGGATGCGGCGTCGAAAAGAACGGGCATTGATTTGACTTTGGCGGAGAAAATCGCACAAAGCCCTTCTGATGCGCTTTTGGCTGACCAAAAGATTTTGGGCGGAAACCCCATGACTGCCGGACGTATGGAGCAAATGTACGCGGCACGGTCTGGGACTAATAACCAAGCCGGACAGATTGAAAATGTTTTAACAAAACAAGCGCAAGACTTGGCTGGCGGGCTTGGGTCTTATGATGAAGTTGCGCAGGCTCTGATTGAAAAATCTGGCAAAGCTGCGGGTGACATAACCAAGGGATTGGTTGCCAAGGCTTCGCCGCTTTATGATGACGCTTATACAAAGAGCGTTCCTTCTGCCACAAAGACAGTTTATGACATGGCTGATGGTGTCCCTCTTTTAGGAACAGCCAAAGAAGTGGTTGTAAAAAGCGAATTTGGAGATTTACTAAAAAAAGAGCCAATTATCCAAAATGCAATAAAAGCCGCCTTTGCAGACGAGCGTTTTTCTGCACAATTAAAAGGAAAACCCGTAAACAGCATTCAGGTTATTGATGCAGCTAAACGGATTATTGACGAAAAAATCCGCGCTGGTCTAAGCCCAATGCAGCCCTTTGATACGAAGGCATATACAGCAGCAAATAAGCAATTATTAGAGCTTGCTGATAAATACGCCCCCTCTTACGGGCAAGCCCGCGCAGTTTACAGCGGCAACCCTGACCAATTGGCAATGCGCGGTCAGATTGGCGCATTGGCAGACATTGACCCTATGCAAGCGCAAAAGGTCGCAGGACAACTATTTTCCGGCACACAGCAAAACGCAGAACTTGCGGCAAAGGCTCTTGGACCGGATGCGTCAAAAGCCGCCTCTGCCCGTATCTTTAACGCCATGGACACCGCAAGGGGCGACCCGACTTCACTGGCTGGTAAAATAGCCCCAGATGCCCGTTCCATGGATATGCTTAGAACATATGCAGGAAATGGATTAGACGAAACGCTGGACGTTATAAACCAAGCAAAGATTGGTGAGAAATTCCGCTACGGCTCCCCCACACAGCCTTTGCAAGAAGCACAAAAAGGCATGGAGCAAGCCGCAGGCGCGGGGTTAGACTTAATCACTGGAAATAAGGTCGGCATTCTCCGCAAAGTCGCTGGCATGTTTGGAAAGTCAGAAAACGACCCGCAATTCTACAAAGACATGGGCGATTTAATGCTTTCCGAAAAAGGCATGGATTTGCTTCGCCGCGTCTCCATGGGGCAGGAAACCGCTATTCAGGAACTTCAAACCGTTGCGCCCGCGTTGCGCATCGGCACAAACGCCATGACCGCCTCACCCGTTTCCCGTGCTGTTGTCGGCGCAGGCGTTACTCCGCAAGTGCAGCAACCAATGGCGCAATTACCGCCTCCTGATTTCTCGCAAGACATGGATTTGTTGCAACCGCAGCAGACTACACCTGATTTTTCGCAGGATATGGATTTGCTGCAACCCCAACAATCCACCACCGAAACCCAAACGGAAACAACCCTTCCGCCAGTAAACGCCCCCATGCGTACCCCTGAAACCTTCCTCGACCGCGTGGCCATGGCGGAAAGCGGCGGCAACCCAAACGCCCGCGCCAAGACTTCCAGCGCGTCCGGTATGTACCAATTCACGGACCCGACTTGGAAGGGCATGGTCAAGAATTACGGCGCACAAACCGGAATTACGCTTGCTGATAAGAACGATCCCGCCAAGCAAAAGATTATGGCGGAATTGCTGACGCAGGAAAACACAAACGCTTATAACAAGGCCGGAATACAGCCAGACGAAGCAGATCTTTATATGGCGCATTTTCTCGGCGGCCCTTCGGCTGTGAAGGCAAGAAAGAATTTAAACGCGGTCGGGGCTGAATTGTTCCCCGCAGCCGCGCAAGCGAACAAAAACATATTTTACAAAAACGGACGGCCAAGGACTGTTGAAGAAATTCGCGGTCTTTTGGGGTCTAAAGTGGGGGTTTAGGATGTTTTCGCTTTCTTTCTTCCCGTGCTTGCCAAGCGGCACATTGTCTACACAATTTCCATCCTTGTTTGGATATTCTGGTATTTTCAGGCGTGTACTCATGTCCACGCTTGCAATGAGTTTTAGTTTGACTCATTTTGATCCAAGTTTTTCTGGCTGGCTCAAGCGTAGAAAGGTGCTCAACACTCAAGGCTTTTTCTACGGTCATGCCGCGATGCAATCTCGAAGAAATCAATCCATTTTTAATCCCAATCTGGCGCGCCCATTCTGCTATAGTAAGCGTTTGGCCGTTATGTGTTATAAACCTATTGTTTCTTTTGTTATTGGCTTGCTCAATATCATTAGACCATCGACAATTTTCAGGAGCATAGGGACCATTATTATCAATTCTATCAATGCTTGCTCCAATTGGTTTTTCGCCCATGTCGGCATAAAAATGTTCAAAAGAAAGCCACCTGTCGCATATAGAAATTCCTCTTCCGCCATACCGAGGAAAATATTTACATTTTGGGTTAAGGCACCTGTCTTTAATGCTTTTCCAAATACCGTATATTTTTGTTCCGGCCATACTATGCTTCATAAAAATAGCGTAGGTGAATCTGCCGTGATAGTCAACCATAAATCATTAAATAGGGGTCTGAATTATGTCTTTTAACGGCAGCGGGACGTTTGTATTAATTTATAACTTTTTGAACGATGCGGCTGCTGGGATTAAAATCCGTGCAGATCGTTTTAATAATGAACTTACGGGGATTGCTAACGGTCTATCAAATTGCATTACCAAGGATGGGCAAACTACAGTTGTGTCTGACCTTGGAATGGCTGGTTATATTCATACCAACGTGGGTGCAGGAACTTTAAGAACCCAATATACCCGCCTTGACCAAACGCAGGATGGCAAAGTGAATTGGGCGGATGGCGGCGGTACGGCTGACGCTATTACGGCCACATATTCGCCCGCCATCACAACGCTGGTTGACGGGCAGGAATGCTATGTAAGAGCAACAGCTGCTAATGCCACGACAACCCCTACTTTCTCCCCCAACGCTTTGACGGCCAGAACAATCGTTAAGAACGGCAATGTAGCGCTTGCTGCGGGGGATATTGCTGGCGATGGTCACGAATTGCACCTTCGTTATCGCTTGTCTGATACAAAATGGGAGTTGCTTAACCCAGCCGTAACTGGCGTGGCGGTATTGGCTGCAAACAACGCCTTTACCGGAAACAATACGTTTGCCGGAACCAGTACGTTCAACGCAGCGGCTACTTTCAATGGGGCCACAACGGTTTCGGGCAGCTTGGCCATTTCTGGAACGTCTTCCGAGGCTGCATATATCACTCTGGCGGAAGATACGGACAACGGCACGCATAAGGTAAAATTGCAGGCTCCGGCAAGTACGGCAGATGTAACAATAACGCTTCCTGCGACTGCGGGAACTGTGGCCCTTGCAGCAGACATTCCTGTACTGACTGCATGGGCGGCCTACACCCCGACTTTCGCAGCCATGGGAACGGTTACGAATATAGACGCTTTTCATCGCCGTGTTGGAAAGAACATGGAAATCATGGCGCGGTTTACGACCGGAACATGCACGGGTTCAACGGCCACGATGTCGCTTCCGTCCTCCACCACGGTAGACAATGCCGCTATCCTGACAACGCAAGCCGTAGGGAATGTGGTCAACGGTAATAACGTAATCGCCACGGCAGCAGACACGGTTGTTAAATTCAGCACGACATCGGCGGGTGCTGGCTTAACGGCTGCCGCCGCAACCTCAATATTTTCTAATGCCACCACATACGGGCTGTCTTGTTCGGTTCCGATTGAGGAATACGCATAATGACAAACCAATCCGACAAGCAGCAATCTGTCAGAGACGTAACCGGAACCGCGCTTAATTACGAAGGCGACTGGCATGCGCTTTTTGATGCTGACGGCATTGCGGCTGGTAGCTTTAACGGTCGCCTTCTGGCATGGATCAATCAAACATTAGGAGCCTCTTATACAGAAATAAACGGGGCTAAAAATGCGTTTGCGGTCGATCAGGGTTTTTCAAGTTGGGATAGTATGGGGACATTTAGCGCAAGCAGCGTGATGACCAGACCCGCAGACCTTCGCATTGTCGCAAAGGGCGGGGCGACTGCTACAAACCTGAATACCAACGCAGCAAACTATACCCGCGTTGAAAGACGCTCGCCATTCACGCTCGGCGGCCAACCATGCAACCAAATATGGGTTGGCGTGTTCGGCGGATATATCACCCAAAACGGTGAAACCAATTTTGGAGGCTCTTTCGATGCAGGATTTGCGCTTGAATATGGCGGCGTTACCCATCCGTTTATTGCAGAAGATACAGTTTCAGACGTTTACCAGACCGTTACGGCTGGTTCTGTAAAACTTTGGGGTATTCGCGCTTCCGCTTTTGGTTTGTCGGAATTTCCAGCCAATATGACCGGAGCTATTCGATCTGAAGCCAACGGAACCGCAGGATTTGACTTCGGTTATCCTACAGCGCAATACGAGTCCGGTACTGGCATGGCCTGCAACGGATACACGACCGGTACAAGCCAACTTCTTGGAACCGGTGCCTTAACAGGCGGGACGGCCATCACCGCGACAGGCTTTGGTCCATACGGGATATTTGGAACATGGTCCAGCACGCCTGATGTGTCCGTCATGATCTTCTCCGATTCCCTGATGATGTATAAGAACGACAGCCAAGACAACGGAACCACGGGCGGCGGTATTGCGACACGCGCCCTACGCTCGGTTAATAGTCGTTCCGTTCCACATGTTAAATACTCGGTTGACGGTATGCTTTTATACCAATTCACAACGTCGAAAACATGGTGGGATTTCCTCGCTTCGACCTCGACGCATTTGATTGCAAATCCGGGCGGTCAGGACTTCTTGGCTGCGGGGAAAACGCCTGCCGAGTGTCTTGCAAACGTGGGCTTGATGGTCGGGCGCTTTAAGTCTTTGGCCAAAGGCACAAAGGCGGCGGCTTACCTAAGTATCCAACCAGCCACCACAGGGCCATTCACAACCCTAGACGCACAGGTTCCGTATGCCGGATCACAGGCCGCAAGGGATACGGTCAACACGGGCTTTGACGGCATGGTCGGAACAACTTTGAACGAGGTAATTGATACCGGACGCACCGGATTCGAGGCCCTTAACGTCCGCGCAGAAAAGGTATGGAAGGCGAATTACACCAACGATGGTATCCATCCGGTAGGGTCGGCGCTTACGGATGGCGCAACGCTTATTGGAACTGCCGCAGCAAGTTGGTCGTAATAATGAACCCAAACACCAAGGGGATAGTTAGTGGAATATGAATGTGCAGCGTATAAGGACTTTGACAGTGGGCAATATTGATGAAATATCGCAAGCACTGGGTTCTATTCAATCCGATCTTACTAATATAAAGGCGGATGGTTCGGAAACGCGCAATCTGGTTGCGGCGGTGAGTGGGCAATTGGCAAGTATGAACACATCCAACGTTTTGATGCAGTCGAAAATAGACGCAGCACACGCCCGTCTGGATAAGGCGGAGCCAAAGATCGACCGCCACGACACGATTATAGGCCGCGTTATATGGCTCGGCTCCATTATCATAACAGGCGTTACGCTTCTGCTTAATTGGGCGGGGCCTTTTCTGGCGAGGATATTCCATTGATCCTCCCGTGGCTCCTCGGCATTATCAGCGCATGGCACGGGGGCCGCATTCACGGCGGCGACCCGAAAGCCCTCAAAAATCTGGCATGGTGCCTTGTTATCGCGGTTCCGGTAGGCATTTATTGCCCTGCATGGACGCTGGTGCTTGTGCCTTTGTGTTATTTGAAAACCATGGGTCATGGCCGTATTTGGCGTCCGGACCTTCCATTAGACGTTTCTAAAGAACCTGAAAAAATCGAATATCTCATAGGATGGCTGCATGGGCGCGTTCCGGACCTTTGGTATAAGACGGCGGGGATGGCCTTGGTCGGCCTTGCGGCGTGTTCGGGTGCGGTTATCGCCTTTGCTATCGCATCGCCTCTGGCTGGTCTGGCTGTTGCTGTTGGTGGGCTTTTTAAAGGCGTCAATGCATTGATATTCAGGGAAGCAACCGAGGTGCGCGAAGCTATGGATGGCGTGGCGGTTGGGTGTGGAATTTTGGCCGGAATTGCGGTATTGTAGGGGCATGGGTTGGGGAAAGCCACTTAACACGCCTCGCAAAGCAACCGGAACCGTTGCCATTGGTATGCTTATCGTCTCCACCTTTGCCTACTCCCAGCGCTCCATAACCAATATCAATGAAGTCCGCGAGCCGCTGCAAACCGTGACTGTCTGCGCCCGTATGGAGCTTAAAGAGCCTTTGGGCTTTATCGTGGTGGATGGCGGACGTACATTAGAAGAACACAAGATAAATGTGGCCAACGGCAAATCATGGATTAAACGCTCGCGCCATCAGGACGGGGCGGCCATCGACTTTGCAGCTACGCTCAGCGGCAAGGTGACATATGACATCAAGCATTACGCGCCGATTGTCGCGGCATTTAAGACATGCTCCATACGGCACAATATCCCGATTATTTCCGGCCTTGACTGGAAGGTTAAGGATGCAATGCATATCGAGCTAGATAAGAGGTTTTATCCATGAAATTCTGGATTTACGTTATAATGGCCCTTGCTCTATTAGGTTCAATCGGAACCGCAAAATACCTGTATGATAAAAACCAATCCTTAAAAGCAGAGAAAGCCCTATTGGAGGCCAAGAATGTTGAAGTCGTCAAAGAAGGCAATCGTTATGCTAACCGCCCTCGTACCCCTGATGATACCGATGCAAGGCTGTGTGCATGGGCGCGATACGTTGAAGAACAAAATAGAGGTAAGCCCAAGCGCGGATTACCTGTACGCCCTTGCCCGTGAGCATAACACCAAGACTTGCGGTCCTGCACATGAGGCTGTTTTAAACGACTGGATTGCGCAAAACGAGCCGGATTATAAATAAAAACGGGCCAGCTTTTACACTGACCCGCTTGAGCGTACTCTTGCGAAGAAGGAACATACCCTGAAGGAGATTGTTTTCCGCTCACTTGAATATTAGCAGAGATATCCTTGCGTTTCAACAAACATATTGTATAATACGAAAAACCCCGTTTGTGGCGGGGCTTCTCTAATCATTGACGCAATGGAGTGCGATATGACTAATTCATCTATAGATTATTCTCAAGAAATTTGGAAGCCTGTTTCTGAATATATTGGTATATACGAGGCGTCCAACTTCGGCAGAGTCCGGTCTTTGGATAGAATATCCGTTAATAGACAAGGAAAAGTTAGAAGCTTGCTTGGCAGAGTCTTGAGTGCCGCCCCTGAAAATAACGGCTATCTTACTGTTAGGTTGACTAAGAACGGAATACAAAAAACAAAAAAGGTTCATAGGATTGTAATGGCCGCTTTCTTTGGCGAAAGTCCACTTTGCGTTGATCACAAAAACGGCGACAAAAACGATAACGCTTTGGAAAATCTTGAATATGTCACTCAAAGAGTAAATATTATGAGGGGCAAGTTAGCAAGGAAACAGTATTATAACATATATAAAATAAAAAGAGTGGGCGGTTTCTGTTGGTGTGTATCAATAACGATTAGGAGAAGGGCAACAATATTTGGTTATTATTCCAATATTGATGATGCAGTTAAAAGGCGTGACCAAGTTTTTTTAGAACTTGGCATACTAGTTAAATAGAATTACCCGATTATTCCGATATACTCCGCTTTTTTACAACGCAAAACTTGTATCGTGGTGTTCTTTTTTCGCTTGTACGGAAAAACCGTTAGCCGGATTAACGGCTGTCCGTGGTAACAGGCTATGTATGTGATTTGTAGCATATGGCCCCATGTTCGCGGCAGTAGCCATATGGCCTCATTGCCCTAGCCCCGCAAAACTCGATCTTTTCGTCTATCTGAAAATGACACTCCCACGTCCCAAGGTCAATCAATGGTTTGGGAATACCGTAGGCAATCAGTCGCTCCGGAGGGCGTTTGTATGGCTCTCCCACGGCCTTGTTGGTCTGCATGTTCTTGCCGGGGACGCGCTTTTCCAGATCAAGGCGTCTGGCGCGCTTTTTAATACTGCTTGGTTTCCGGCCCAGTTTCGCGGCGATATCCACGACGCGGGTTCCGGCTTCCCATTCCGTCTTTATGATCTGGTCTTCCTGATCTGTGTAAGTCTTGTTCATTTTTCTCTCTCTTTAAAAATTCCGATGCTTGAAAATACTGGTGGGGCGATTCCTCCCGCCTTATGGCCGCAAAGCCCTTGCCTTCGCAGATGCCGATTAGTTTTTCCCTATCGAATTTCAGGGCCTCGCCGTCCAGATGGATTGTTACAATGTCTCTTTTCATTGGGGCCTCTTTGCAAATCTGCCTTTGATCCTGTAATCGTTCTTTTCGGCCTTGGCGAGACGAAGACGCAAATCATCGCGCTCGATGACAATATCCGCGTAATCCCGCTGTATTTTCCTTATGGAGTATAAGTGGTATACAAGCATGGCTATAATAATGACGGTTATGATTGCTATGGTTTCCATTATGGTTTCTCCTTAACACATTCCCCAGATATGTTAACATCTGCGGGGGGATTTAACATGAGGGCGCGGATTGTCTCCAATGCGCTCAATGCATGGGACTTGTCTTCTGGTCTGGCAGAACATCCCTCCTGAATAAAATCATCCAGACCGTCTATCAGCTTCTCCAGCGCGGCTATTTGGTTGGTCATAGCTTTATCCTTCCTTCTAAGACTCCCTCGACGACATCATCCATAGCAGATCTCAATATTCCCTTCTGCTTTGCATTGCATTCATGATCGGCGCAAACCACGCATTGCTTCATATTAAATGTCCAGTATTTTTGATCGACGAGAATGCCGCAATGATCGCAGTGTGACTTAAACGTGAGATTAACCATCACTTCCCCCCGCTTGCGCTGTTGGTGAGTAGGGCGCGGATGCTTTCGCCATGTTGTAGCCACCACATATAAACTAGGCGGCTATGTTCTTTCACGGAAATATATTCATCCACCGTTTCGATCCATGGGCATTCTTTCAAAGCCTCCCTGATTTTATCGCCATCAACGGGCGGGGTGGTGCAATCCTCGTTACTGCACTTGAACCATGCGAACAATTCGGCCAGCGCAAAGATTAGGTTCGGATATGCCGCCGTATCCCAACATTCGGGATAGTGGATTGCTTTGCTTATATCGGCCTCCACATCCCCGCTTTTCAGGGTTTGCAGATGGGCGCGGGCGGCTTCTTCTATTACTTCACCAAATATGCTGGCCTCAATCGGGTCTGGCGTTTCAATGCCCGTTTTATGTTTTACCAATGCGTCCAAAGCCGCTTCCAGTTTCTCGATCTCCGTGGGGGTCATGCTATCCTCTGTATTTTTCAAGTGACTGGATTTCATCTTCGTCTATAGGTACAACTTCGATCTGTGGAAGTTCATTACATCTACCAACGATCTGCCATTTAGCAATGCAGTGATAGGAGTATGAGCAGAAATTCACCAACTTTCCGTTCGCAACATTGAACGTGATAACTTGCGCCGACTCCCTTTGATCGTTCGCAGCTACGACAAGGACGTAATTGCCTTTGGTGTTTTTATAAACAAGACCTGTCTGCGGCTTTATGCGCGTCTGGCCCACGTCGCGCTCTAGTGAAAGCGTTATCATCTCATAATCCTCGTTTCGTGCCTTTGGGGTTAGGGGGTTATTCCCCGCAAAATCTTGTGTTCATTTCATTGCCGCGTCTGTATTCTCTGGAGTGGCGATATGGTGTCCAGTCCTGCAAATCACGTTCGCGGCGTTCAGGGTTCTTGCTTTTGGTTAAACGGTGATAGACTGTCCGTCCGCATTTTTCACAGGCCATTTGCTTCTTGCCGTTCATTCTTTTCCCTATCGGCTTAATAATTCGCGGGGTGGTTTCGGAAGTGGTTGCCAGTGCGTAAGCGGCTCATAATCCGAATATTCATTTTCTGGTTTAGGCGTGTAATCGTTGCCGTATCCACCGCAGTGATAATCGCCGTTGTTCACAATAACAAAATTCCATCCATCCCAACGCGCAAAGCAAATATGGCCGTCCTCGCATACTGCTAAAAAGCGTTTCTGATCTTTTGGTGCGCTATCCATTGATTTCCAAGCCATCACTCACGCCCCCCAACCAACTCCGGAAATTTCGCGGTATCTGGTGCAGAAACACGAGGGCCGCAATTCATTGAGCACTGCCCGTTATCCCAACAATCCATGCAGGGCGGAATTGAGCGTATTCCGAATTGATTTAGGTCCATTTTTTAATCTTTCTTTGGTTTTATAAGTCGGTTTTGAGACGCAAGAAAATCTAAAATCGTGTGAAGGAAAAGCCGTTCGCTTCCCGTCTCTATCGGGCTGTGATCGCGTTCAATCTGATGCTGGTCGTATGCTTCGCAGACCTCGATCCAATCGTCTCCCTCTTGCTCGTAATCCACATCAACGCTGGCGCGGGATGCTAGGGCTGCGATTGCGCTTCTGGCGGCACTTAACGAGCCGGACAGCGTTGCATGTTCTGTTTTATCCAAAGGCGGCAGACCGTGATCTTTCCTCAATAAATTCATATGCGATAGAAGAATATCGTCCGCATCTCCGCCGGAAGGTTGCTCAATAACAGGGGGCGCAAGAGCGGCATTAAAGTGTTCATAGATATATTTTCCATGCCGCTTTAGAAATGCATAGGCATCGTGCTTGTGATCGTCGCTACCAAATTGCATGGCTTCCAAACTGTCACAGATAACTTGTGCCTTCGCTATATCCCCAGCCCCCTCGGTCTTTTGCGCGGCGGGTTGGGCTAGGAAATCATCACGGATACGCTGTGCCAAACACAACAAGCTGGTATGGCGATACTCCCTGCCATGACCCGTTACAACATGATCGCCGTTGTCCTTGTGGTGTTTAAAACCGAGGGCAAGCAACATGGAAACGCGGTTGCGGGTTCCTCCATCTAATTCTTCCACCCCCGCTTGTCGCAGTTCGGAGGGGCGGGTGATAAAGTCGGATCGGGTGTACTCCGACATGCGCCAGCCATTACAGCAAGTTTCAGGCGTTCCTTGCTTTCCACAGTTATCGCACCTGTATATTGTTTTAGGCTGCGGGAAAGTTTTCAGTTCCGGCGTTGGCTTATCGGTGGTCATGGGGTTTCTCCTATTTTTCCGTATCCAGACAATTCTCTGATTTTCTTTTCACAAAGCCGAACATCGGCCTCCATTATTGAAACCTCGGCTTGTCGTTCTTTTAAAATGCGCTCTGATTGCAATCTGCGCTCAAGCCACCATGAAAGAGGTCGTTGTTCTAATTCCAACATCACTCCGCGCTCCCGTATTTACGGGCGAGGGCGTAAGCGTCGATAACGTATTCGCTAATGTCCTGATAATCGTGCAGTTTACTTGCTTTCTCCAAGCACTCCAAAATCCTCCCGAAATCATCGGCGGGGATGGTGACATTCTTACGGATACACTCGGCCAAATGCTCAATGCTGATATGTACGCTGTCACCGACAAAACGGCCTTTCGTTATGAACGCTTCAATGGTTTCCATGTCGGCAACCATTTTCATGATTTTTCCAGTATCCAACTCCCCCTTAACGGGTGGCTTCGGTTCGGTCATATCGCTGTATCCTTGTCCGTGGTTGTTCCAATATCAATATCCGCCATCATGCAAAGCCCGGTGAAGGCTGCTCCGATAATGGATATAAGTGTTATAAATGCTGCGAGGTAAATCATTCCAATTCTCCCAAGTCTGCAACCGACAAAGGCACAAGCCCGTCAATCTTATTCTGCAATTCCGCCCGATGCTCCGGCGCATAGCCGTGTTCGGGCTTCGGATACAGCAAAGCAAACATCAGCAGCAAAGAAACAATATTCATGGCCCACATAAAGCCAGCGATAAATTTACCCACGTTTTGCCTCCCATTGTTGCAGACGTTGCTTGTTGCGGATTTCTTGCAACAATTCCAGTTGCTCCCAGCGTTTGTCGGTGCCGAGGCTTTCGATGAATGATTGTAGTTGTTTTGTTCTGTCCATAGTGTTTCTCCTTCCTTGTGATAGTACGCCTATAGCGGGATTCTCGTCAATAGGGTTTTTAAAAAATAAATGTAATATCTCGGAATTACTTTTATACCTTGCTCATACCCTTCAATGGTACGCCATGAGAT